CGCTCGCTAATACTTGACCCACCAGTTCGGGACACGTGTAAGTCTCACCCGCCGCTACAAACTTAGCGTCCATAACCAAATTGCCATCACCGACCGACCCAGCACTGGGTACTATGTGCACACTTAATGACACAGCTCCGGACGTAGTATTCGTAATAGTAAATTTATCGATGATAGCGGTAACATTACTCGCCGTGTATTGGGTAGTGTCAGAGTTCTCAGCCTGCTTTGCCGGGATGATGTTCTTATTGATGACGGACATGAGCATATCTCCTATGTGGCAAGATGCCAAGTTGTTGATGCTAAGTTGTAGCGCAATTTGAAGGTCGAATCCGCTGCCAAGGCACCTGGGGCGCCTTTAACCGTCGCGCCATTCCCAGCTACGGTCAGTGCGACAACCTGCTGTGAACAACTCACCGTCACTTCCTGTTGGTCTAGACAGGAAGCTACAGCAGGCAACGTAATGGTGCCAGCCGCGTAGGCAGCCGCAGGTTTCAACAGCAACCAAATGTTGTAGGTCACCGAACCGATAACAGAAACTACCGTTACGTTAAACCCCGTCGCCGAGGGCGTAGCTACCTGGGAGGCGAGCTGCAACAGTGTAGTAGCTCGCCAACTGTTCGTCACGCCGTCGAACACAAAGAGCTGACCACCAACACGATCACCTTGCACATCCGCCAGGTCCTGAGTGGTGTAGCAGACAGGCGGCAGGGCGGCGTCCTCGGCCACACTCGGCACCAAGGGAGGCAGGATGACATCCTCGGCCACACTCGGCACCAAGGGAGGCAGGATGACATCCTCGGCCACACTCGGTATTACAGGCGGCGCCAGCACCTGCAAATCGAGTAACAGCCGCAGGGCCTCCAACGCCGTCAATGCCAATTGGGCCGTGCTAATCCCACTCTGGGCGTCCGCCGAAGCTTCGGCTACGTCGATCTGGAGCTGTGTAATATCCGTCGGTACTGTCGTATCCGATTGTTTCAACAGCTGTTCGAACGCCCGGACGGCTCGTGCGTTAGGCAAGAATCTTCGCAAGTCATCTCGCGTAAGCCCCCGTGGCACGTCAGACATTTAGGCCCTCGATCGCCGCTTCAAGTCGTGCGACAGACATATGAGCATCGCTCGTACCCCGGAACCTCTGCGCGCGCCAATGGCGCATATGACCTTGCTGCAGCCAAGCAATACGCTTCAACCTCTCCCCTTGCTTGCCGACTGTGCGCGAAATTTCCAAGCTCCAAAGCCTTCCGTCTATCGTGTAAGACGTCCAAATGCGCGGGTCGGCGCCAAGGTCGACATTGCCGGTTAAACTCACAAGCTCAAGTTCGTGAAAGATCGCCCCATGCCCTTCATTGTACAAAATAACCGTAGAAAAATCCCAGCCTATAACTTCCCCATAATGTGACGATACCGAATTAGTGAGGTACCCCACTTGACTACTTGTCGGATCTCCGCACAACCACTTATCGTAGCACCAAACAAAATTTTTGGCGCGGTAAACGGCCTTGCCAACGAGGCTACTGGTCAACTGAAACCACACAGGCTCGCCCACAACCTGGGAGCCCGCACCATCGTACACCCAGCAGCAATCCGGCAAGTGCATGTAAAGTAGCTCATGACCATCGACAATCCTCACTTCCATAACGGTCAGCGTCAACTGGGCCTCGGTGTAGGCACTCAACAACTGATCAATCTCACGGGTAGAAATCTTCTGCGTAGAGCTATTGGCGCCAATCCAAACGGCGGGAGCTTCATTGCGCCCAGAGCCTAAAAAGGCGATACTCTCCAACAAGACTGCCGCGGCCCAGGTACCGATAGCTCCGCGTTGCATTTGCGCCCCTTCAATCCGTTCGAAGGGGAAGAAGTCCCCACCTACGTCCTGGAAAATCTCGATGGTGTATCGATTCAGCGCATAAACCTCATTCCGCAATTTGAGCAACCCTACAACCGGGTCAGGATCCGCCTCTGCGCTACCGTACTTCAAGGGGTTGACTTGCGTCGGGTCCGAAAGCTCGGTCACGATCAAGGATTGCCCATCGGTAGTCATGAAGTACCCGTCTACCCACAAAAAATCCACTACGGTACCCAGATCGGTATCGGTGACCTGGGTCAGATTGATGCCGTCCCAGTAATAAAGGCCGCCTCCTGAGGCGATAGCCAACCGATCGAACGAGTAGTCCATCGTCACTTGACCGCTGCCACTACCACCAACGTCACCCAGGACTGTCACCGTACCATCACTGGCTACACGGATCAGGCTCGTCCCCATCACCCGGTAGCACGCCCCACCCCAGTTGATGCCGCCGCGATCAACACCCGGCCCAGTGGTGAGCAACACGATCCCATCCGCAGGGCGCAGGTACCCTTGCGAGATACCTTGCTGCTTAGGGACCGGGACCATATTACGCGGGTAGGACGTCCGGAAATCTGACGCCCCATCCGTATAGATGCCGTTAAGGATGGGGATCTGCATACCTAGACTAACATCCGCACGTACTGGAGGTTGACGGTCATATCGTCCGCTGCCGCCGCAATAGCTGCCGAGTCGTAAAATCGCAGTGCGAATCCTGGAAGCAGGTACATTTCAAAGGGAAACGGGATCTGCAACGTACCATTAACTACAGTGGTTTCCCGATACGTACCCTGCGCGAAGCAGTAATCAACACTAGTATTTGCCGCCTGCACGGCCCCGGCGGTGACGTGCTTAATTACGTCGCCATCAGCGTTTATAATTTCTACGGTCATTATGCGATTGCCAGCGTCGGCGCTTGTATCCAGGAAGACACAAGCACTCAAAACCTTCCACAACTCATTACCGGGAACAGCGATACTCTTATCACTGTCATTATCGGTAGCGTCGCGGTAGTTAGCTATGGGCGGCACTACAACTACGGCCTCCGACCAGTTCTCTCGCCCTGAAATTATCTCTTGTCTCATCTCAGTATCCTCAGCCGACCCGGTACCAAGCAGCGGTTACGGCATCAAAGCGTAACGTGAAGAAATCATTGGCGGCCAGTGTAGTTGGAGCCCCCGTGACCGTAGAGCCGTTACCGGCTACGGTTAGTGTTGTAACGGCCTGTGTACAGTTGACTAGGATCTCTTGCCTATCTACACAGTTACCAGAAGCCGGTAGGGTGATCGTACCCGCCGCATACCCTGCAACTGGGGTCAAAAGCAACCATTGACTCGCGGAGGAGTCCGTCACCGTCACCGTGAACCCAGTCGCCGAAGGGGCCGCGTATTTGGTAACCTTATCGTCCGCTGCGGTGATCTGCGGAGACAACCATGCTAGCAAGTTCGCCAGCGTCATCTTACGAGTATCGCCGTTGGACAGCGAATAAACCACCATCAAATCGCTTGAGTTCGGCGACGAAATAGCACTAAGTTGGTTAATCGTAGCCATTGGTCACTCCAGGGTTAGTTCGCCGTCATCACCCGCATCGACAGGATCGTCGGGAGGCGGGTAGAACGCTCCGCCCGACTGCCGCCACGGCTTATTGCCCGCCCCATAGGGTAACAGTGACCCGAGCTGTCGTTCCGGAGTGGGTTGCACGCACTGGTCGACCATGGCGGCATAGGACAGTGCGGCATTGGATACAGTTTGCGGTGACAGCGACTTGCCGAAGCTAGGGGCCAGGCGGAGCGCTAGGTTCGAATAGATCGCTTCGTTGGCGTAGTCCGGGACTCCAGTATCGGCATTGAGATCGCTTGCACTTGGAGAGCCGGGAAGCGGATACCCCACCCGGACCCCACCGATGTTCCATCCGGCCATCATCGAGTCCATCCGTCGGAGCGCACTTTGCAGTTGCTCCGGAGTCAAGTCGAAGACGTAATGGGCAAGCCCGATCTCCTCAAACGCCTGTTGGATGAACTGCAACTTGGTCCAACTCATGGCGTACCCTGCCGCCGACGGCGCAGTTTCTTAGCAGGCTCGAACGAAGGGGCCGACGGTGACTCTGACGCGATCGGTGAAGACGCTGGGGCTTCGGCTGGAATGTTGGTTTCATTGGCTACTCCTATCGCTCTAGCCAGAGTTTCATGCCAACCATCATCGAGCAAACACAGGGCTTCCTCTTCATCACGGGCCGGTCGGTAATCGAACGTCCCGCCCGGACATTGATGAGTGCCCGGCACTCGGTACAGCAAAGTTGGATATTCGTTCATTTCGACCTACCTGACTTTTTCCGCGCGGCCCGCGCGGTACTCAGCGCAATCGCAACCGCCTGCCGCTGAGGTTTACCGGCAGCCATCTCCGCGCGTATATTCTTACTAACCGACTTCTTCGAGTAGCCTTTAGTTAGCGACATGGCGGTCTCCGTTTCAACCCTCAGCCGCTCCGGAGAGCGGCTGAATATACTACGTATTAGACAACGAGTAGGTAATAAACGTATCCGCCGCCGTCTTGCGCGTGCGGAATTGCCCGGCCTTCCCAGCCGCGACTACCATGTTGCCGACCAGGGTATGCCCCGAAGCGGCAGCCGTGACGGTGAAGGCGTTAGCCCCAGTTGTGATCACGGACCAATCTACCGCGTCACCCACACTGAAATCAGCCGCGGCATCCATTACCGCGCCGGTCGGCACAGTGCCCGCTACAGCGGCTCCTGTAGTGGACGTGACGATACCTCCCATGATCGCAGCCGCGGTTACCGCTCCGGTAGCGTTTAGCGCAACTGGGTCGGTCTGGTACACCTGCGCCCGGAGCCGTTTAACAACGGCAGCCGTCCCAACCTCGTAATACACATCCTCCTGCCCGGCATCAATGCGGACAGACGTAGCAGCACTGAACGCCGCGGTCACAAGCTCTGCGTTGGTAGCCGACCCTACCAGATCCCAGGTTGCCGGGAGGTTAGGGTACCCGGTATTCTGGTAGAGGTTAACCACGCCCTTGCTGAAAACGGCAACTACGTCGCTGGCCGCTACGCTGAGGGTCACAGTCCCATTCGGATGAATGATGTTGTACATACAATACTCCAAAAAGCGGCCAGGATGTCCTGACCGCTTGGATTAAAAGATCAGCTCTGGGAGAATAAGACTATACCTGTCATTTCAGGTTGCTTATTCACCACACCAAACCGCACATCACAGCGGTACTTGATCTTCATCGTGTCAATGTCGTAAAACTTCTGCATTACGACTTCAACACCCTGATCAGTGGTAGCCCGCATTACCGCGGCTCCGGAATCACTCGGCACGGCGTACCGCCCAGGTAGCAGCTCGATGGCGTCCTTTTGCCAGAACGGATTAGCGGCAGCCGCAACAGTGTTCAGAAACACGATAGCCGCGGTCGCAGATCCCGTGACGGTGACGTTCTGGTACTGCGCCTCGGCATCCGTACCACCCTGGTTACTGATGATGGGCGGGCTAATCGTCATCGTAGTACCGGAATCGACACTAATAACCCTGAAAGTTTTGAGCTGACCCGTATCACCCTTGGTGATGTGGTGAACAGCATCCACACCAGCAATAGTGAAACAATCCCCTGCCGCCACATTGGTTGTCGCCGAGATCGTCACCGTCTGATAGCGGTTGTCGACGTTGCTGGTCTCACCCGTAGTGGCCGTGCGCGTGGCGACTGGGGTGTAGTAATTGGCACCCGCCGCCAGCGTATTGATGGTCAGCGAGCCACCGCCCAGGGCAGCCGCTTGGCGTACGGCGTAATCCAGTTTATACACCCCAAAGGAGGCAACCAAGCCGATCTCGGCGCGCTCATAGGCAGTCTGCGCCTTCCCAGCGAGAGTCTCACGCCCTGCCAGATTAGAGGCCATGCCGTTGTAGTCGCGGGTACTGATGGCAAGGTACCGCTCGACATCTGGAACGCCCTGCTCGTTGAATAGCGCCTCAATGGCCGCGATATCGTCAAATCCAGACGCAGCGACCGTGCGCTTAACTACCAGGGTGCCCTGGAGTGCAGCGACGTTCATAATGGCGACATTGATATCACTGGCCAAACGCTGCCGAGCGGCCATCCCGAAACGCTGTTCCTGGAGTGCGTCACGAAGCTCGGTCGCGGTCATGATCCAGGGCACAGACTTAGCGTAGCTAATAGTCGCTGGGACTGACAGCTGAGTCATCCCCTGATAGTTACTCGTTTGGTCGGTACCATTAAACGAGTTGGCAATGTAGGGTTGCGGACGCCAAATGACATCATTTGTCCGCTCCATCGTGACCTGATCGGTCGCGTACCGGGAGACGTGATGCGACAGCACGAGAGCGTCATTAAAACCCTCTAGCAACTGTTCAAACGCAACGCGTTCCTCTTTTGAGAATGCGTTAGACATATATGCTCCTATTGATTACGGTTTGCGCTTGGCCCGTTTGTAGGCAAAAACCTTGGAGTAATCACCCGACAACGCGGCATCCGCGCGCAGTTTTTCGAGCTGTGAGTCTACCGTTCCAGACGTCGGAGCGGTACCCGTTTGAACCTCCCTCTCAGGAGGAGGAGCGGCACGTTTGGGATTCACTTTCAATTGCGTCTCCAATTTCGCTACCGCGAAAGCGTATTGTACGGGATCGGTGATGTTGGCCAATTCGCGCGCCTTAGCCGGATTTCGACCGAGCGCGTAGACTAATAGAGCCGGATTCTCGGCGCCCTGCAGAATAATGCCCTGCTGGACCTGACTCAGGGTGTCCTGGACTAGGGCCTCGGCTTCGTCGTAGCCCTGCACCCGGAGCGCGGACTTCGCAGTCGTGTACGCGCCCACCTTATTCTGCCAAGCGACCTGCTGGGCCTGGGCCTCCTTTTCCACCTGGCGGGCCTCGGCCTCAACCGCCTGCCGCCGCTCATGCCATCCGGTCAGCTCAGTATCGTAGCGCTCGGTATCGTAGTCGCACCCCTCCAGCGTAGGCTTCACACCGAGCGCAGGCTTAGCCGCAGGGACTACCGCCGCCTTCAACTGATACTCCAGCTCCCGATTGCGCCGCGCGAGCTCCCGATGGCTCTTGCGCAGCTCCTTGACCCAGGTAGGGGCCTCCCTGTGCTCGTCCGTCGGCGTAACGTCACCGATGGTAACCTCAACGTCTCCGGTCGCGTCCTCTGGGGACTGCGCAGACGGAGCGACCTGACCTTCCGCTGGCGTCTCACCAGGAACAGTCAGTTGCTCAGCAGCTACAGCAGCAGCACCAACATCATCAATCAATTCATTGGCCATTATCGATCTCCAAACCTCGCTCAATAGGAGCGGTCAGAATACGGGCCGCAGAAGGCATCTCGCCTCTGCGGCCCACAACACACGAACCCGAAGGTTCAACCCCGCGCACGCGGGGAACATTCGCATTCATCAAAACAACATCGGCGATCTCGCGGTTCAACCCCGCGCACGCGGGGAACATTCGCATTCATCAAAACAACATCGGCGATCTCGCGGTTCAACCCCGCGCACGCGGGGAACATGTCCCGGAATCAACGCTGATCACGCGAAACGTCGGTTCATCCCCACACACGCGGGGAACATACAACTCGAACTACGGACTCATAGCCTGCGCGCCCAGGGCCTGCATCGTGCGGATCGCCTGGTCCTGCTGGTCAACACCCACACCTGCCAGGGTCGCGATAGTTTTAGCCTGGGCCTCCTCCGCCCTGGCGACTGTGAGCACAGTGTCCGCCCGTGCTTTCGTCGCCTCGGCCTGGGCCTGCTCAGCCGAGGCCAGTAGGAACTGCGAGTTAGGATCAGGTTTTTGGTTCTGCATCTCAGCAGCCAATTCTTGCGATTCCTCGGGAGTGGGTTTAACTACACCCATACGAATCAGCTTCCGTCTGAAGAAATCGCGAGCATCGGCCACACCGTCTCCCTCCATATTCATCATAACCATTGAGCTGAGTACCTGTAGCGTTTCCGGGTCCTGCGTGATGCCCATTATACTCGTCAACGCCCGAACAGTAGCCTGACGCCGACTCGCGCTCGATGGACCCACATCTACAGCTACGTCGAAGTCGGCGTCCCCAATGTCGTTCTCGAACTCCGGACTGCCGTCCTGGCCGACCAGGGGACGGCGCAATTCGATCTGGGTAGTCTCACCCTGTTCCGTGATCCCCTTCATTCTACGCCCGTCCTCAACCAGGGTGTCCCGCGCCATGCCTAGCCAGATTTCACCACTGCGGCGGATTGCCTTGGCCATATTGGAGACGTATATGAACGTTTGCATGTCCAGTTTATTCTGAACCAGCTCGATAGCCTTCCCGCTAATGTTAGGTACCATCTTCTCGGCTGCTTGCTGGTTGCCCAGTACGTCCTGAATGTCCTGCTCGGTCACCTGGTACAAATTCGCCAGAACAGGCGGTAGCTCCGGAGCTTTAGTATAGGCCTGCGGACCAACCGCTGCAACATTGCCGTTAGCGTCCAACAACGGGTTTATCAGTAGGTAAGGATAGTTCTTTACATTATCCTCCGCCCACATGATCTGATGTCCTGACACTTGGTCCGGAGTAAAAATCGGTTTCTCTACCGCCGCATAGGCCGCGTATTCACCCAATTTGCTCAACTGCATGTTTTTCAGCCGCTGAGCGTCCTTGGCCAACCGGACATGCCCCATGCATCGCTCGGTGTTGTCGACAAACCAACGCTTACCGTACACAGGTACTATTGGAATAAATTTCCCAGCTATAATCCCGCAATCCTCCAATACCCGAGCACCCGAGAAGATGTATTTGTGCACTCTCGGGATCCGAATACGCTTCTGGCGGATCTCCCGAAACCCAGAAGCCAAAAGGGTCTCCTCAAGCATATCGTCAGCTTCCAGAGCGCTATCCCGGTAACGTCTCTCGGCGCCGTCCAGCCCGCGGTAAACGTGCACCACCTCGGTCTGTTGAACTACCCGGTAGTACTCAGCCACGTAAACCACGTCGGGAGTCAACCAATCGAACTCGTACTGGTGAATCAGTTTTGGCCACGAAGCGGGATCGTCCTGGTATTCGTCCCGGTAGGCCTCCCTCGTCATGGCAGTAATGACGTAGGCATATCGAGCATCCGCTTTGTCCTGCCGCTTGGCGTTCAGGTCAAAAAACACACTCGAATCAGCATCGTATATTGGTTCAATGCGAATCCGCTGCCGCTCATCCTCATCATCCTCGTCATCCTCGTAGACCGCACGCAACCGCCACGCGCCAAAACCTCCGCCCACTGCCTCTTCAAAACCGTTGTCGTATGCCTCATCCGCCGCACTATCCTGTTCGTCCGCTCGGTATAGAGACGCGCATGTCTCAGCCAGTTTATCACTCCCAGAGCCGTCCTTACTGGAGAAGCTAACCGTTATTCGATTATTGCGATACTCGTTAATTATTCTAATTACGGCTAAATGAATCTTGTTAACCTCAAACCGCGGTTTATTCTCGAATTGATCACCGAGCGGCCCTTCCCACTGAGCTCCGGAAATAGAATAAAATCGGCGATCCTTGAGACACTGCAACCGCTCGTCCCGCAGTGCAGTTTGAATCTCGTCAAACCGGATCA